GGTTGCCAGCGTTGCGCAACCGCCGGTCGCGCTTGGCGTCATGCTGCCGGCGGCGACCCAGATCGCGTGTTTGCCCTGCGTGCTGCCGACGCCCCCGGTCGCTGACAACGTGCCCGCGCTCATCGACAAGCCGGTGCCGATGGTGATTTCCTCCACCGCGCCAGTCGAGGCTGTTGTCCGGCCCAACAGGCGGGCCGTCGACATCGTGATGCCCGTCGATCCGACTGCGCCGACGAGCGCATACAGGCTGTCGAAGTAGGTCTTGAGAAAGGTTTTCAGGTTCGTGAAGGTGAGTTTCTTCAGCGCGTAGGACGCAGCGCTGTCGGTAATCGGCAGTTCGTCGGCGTCGACCGGCGTGCTCTTGGTGGTGGCGGCGTGGGTGGCGGGCGCGAGAACGGTGATGTCGGATGTGCCGTCGAACGTCACGCCATCGATTGCGCGCCCCGTGGCGAGCGCGGTGGCGGTCCCAGCATTGCCCGTAACGCTTGTCTGGTCGCCCGTGTTGGTGCCGCTGCTTGTGCCGCTGAAGGTGCCGCTCTGGGTTGCGAGAGTGCCCAGTCCGAGGACCACGCGCGCGGCGGCTGTGTCCGCCGCCGCCGTCAGGGTCCGGCCATAGGTGCTGAGCACGTCGGCGTCAATCGTCCAGACCGTGCCTGTGCCGCTGACGGTCAGGTCACCTTTGTCGCCGTCAGTGAGGCCGGACCCTGCAGCACCAGTCGCTCCGGTTGCACCTGTCGCCCCCGCAGCGCCTGCTGGGCCGGTCGGTCCGATCAGCGCCCGCAGCGCGACGACGATGTTGTTGGCATGACTGGCGGCGACTGTGCCGAACCGAGCGCGCGTCACTGTCAGGCTGTGGCGGGTCGAATTGATGATCGACGTGGCCGTGACCGTCATCAGCTCACTGTCGATGAGGACGTTGTAGGTGGCGACCGTGGTCGGGATGATCGGCCATTCGCCGTTGACGGTGACGGTGATCGTCGTGACGGCGTTGTTGATCGCGCCGAAGAGGCGCCCTGACAGTCCGCCGGCTCCGCTTGGGCCTGCTGGCCCGGTCGAACCCGTTGCCCCAGTCGCGCCTGTCGCACCGTCGGCGCCAGTCGCTCCGGTCAGACCTGTCGGGCCGGTCGCACCAGTGGGGCCTGTCGGCCCGGTGGCTCCGGTAGCCCCGGTCGAACCCGCCGACCCAGTGGCCCCGGTCGAACCAGTCGAGCCGGTCGGGCCTGGTGCGCCTTCGAGCACGAGCAGATCCCAGTTCGCGTTTGTCGTCGTCGGCAACGTCGGGGGCGCGATGCCGGTCGAGTTCGCGGTGTTGACCCACCCCGACCCCTGGTAGGTCGCCAGGTCTTTGGTGACGTATGCCGTCGCTCCGCTGTAGGTGCCGCGGAAAGTCAGACCATTCGTGCCGGTTGCGCCTGTGGGGCCGGTTGCGCCCGTACTGCCCTGCGGGCCGGTAGGGCCGGTGGGTCCGGCGGCGCCTGCTGCGCCTGCTGGCCCTTGTGCGCCGGTGGCTCCGGTCGCCCCCGCCGAGCCTACTGCGCCTGCTGCGCCTGCCGCCCCCGTAGCGCCGGTCGGACCGATCGGTCCTGCGTTCGCGGGCTCGAGAAGCTCGGTCGTGCCTTCGAGCTCGATGATGATCAGCTCAGGCTGGTCGACGTAGAAAATGTCGCTCATCGCGTTCTTTCGTTACGGAGTGAGCGTCACGGTCGTGCGCTCGCTGCCAGTCATGCCGGCGGACACGCGGGTCGCGGAGTCGTTGATCGAACGGAACGTGACGGTGGCACTGCCGCCGCCAAGGTCGACGATCGTCGTCTTACCAGCCATGACGGCGGCGATGAGCTTCATGATGTCGCCGGCCGAGAAGCCACCTTCGAGCGCCTGCGTCCAAACGGCCGAGCCGACGTTCGCGGTGCTAAGCGTGGAGCCGGTGAGGACGATGTCGGCGCGCATGGTGGCAGGGCCGGAGGTCGTCGCGCTGCTGACCGCGCCGCTGCCGAGCAGACCCGCGAGCAGACTGGCTTGGGCCCCGAGTGAACCCGTCAGCCCGCCGGTGCCACTGAGCGCAGCGACGCCTTCGAGGATCTGGGCGAGCTGCCCCGCTGCCGCCGTGATAGCCCCGGCACCGACTAGCGCGGCCGCCGCGTTGGCGAGTGCGAGCAAGTTCCCCGTTAGTGCGCCGGAGCCGATGAGCGCAGCGACGGCTTGCAGGATCAGCGAGCCCTGCGCGTTGGTGACAGTGCCCGAGCCTACCAGCGGTGAGACCGCGTTCAGCCCGCCGGCCAGGTTGCCAACACTGGTGGCACCGGCGCCCGCGATCTGGTTGATGCTGCCGATGCTGCCCGCGATCTGTGGCATCAGCCACGTGTAGGGCGGGTAGTAGTTGCTCGGCACGGCGTAGTACGGCAACGACGCCGTGCGTCGGTCCGGATAGAGGCGGTTGCGCGCCATGCCGCTTTTGCCGAAGTTGCTGCGCACCTGCCCCTCGACCGACGTGGTCGACCCCGCAAGAAACCGCGTCGGCGATTTCTGTAGGACGGAGTAGTTGCCGATCAGCACCGGGTCAGCCCCAGACGGTATCGAGGTGGCCGTAGTACGCACTGTTGACCGGCGTGGCCGCGCCGGCGTACATGAGCCAGGAGAGGCAGGCGCCGTCGTAGATGCGCGGCCAACTCGGCAGCATGTTGAGGAAGTCGCGCTCACCGGCCACACCGACCGTGGTGATCGGGATCTGCGCCAGCGGCTTGCAGATGACGAGGTTCATGCAGCCTGTCACCATCGTCGCGCTGAAATTGATCGACTGTACCGACAGGATGCCGGTGTCGCCCGAGGCCAGCGGCAGGAACGGGCCGACCTTGCCGACGCCGGTGCCAGCGTAGGGCACCGCGCCGACCGGGCTGGTAGTGTTGATGACGGGCAGTGACGGCGCGCTGGGCGTGAGACGCCCCGCCGTACTGGCTGGGTTCGTGTACGACAGCTGCACGGTAGGAGTGCCGGCGCCCATCACGATGCTGGGCACGAGGTAAGCGCGCACGCCTTTGCCGTCTGCGTAGCGCGGCCACGATGCTTGACCGGTAAAGGATTGCGCACCGGTGATCGTGATGCTGCTCACGGCGTAGACGGCGAGCACGTCGACCAGCATGAACACGGCCGGCGCGCTGGTGGCGGCAGCGCTGAACACCGACGCCGACGACAGCTGCTTGACGTTCGTGGAGACGTCGCCGCCGTGCGGGATGCCGCCCGGCGACGCGGTGCCTGTGATGGTCTGCGACGTGACAGTCTGGCTGATGTTCAGGTTGTACGTGCCGCCGGCATTCGCGCCGGTCCCGGTACCGAGCGAGATGATCGTCGTGCCTGCGGTCACGCCCGTGCCGGTGAGCACCATGCCGACCGTGAAACGACCGGTGCTGTGAGTGGTGTCGGTGAACACCGTGGTGGCGATTGAGCCGTTCAGGGCCGTGGTCGTCGCCGTGGTCGTGGTGGTCTCAGTGACGCCCTGGTGAGCCAAGTTGGTGCCGCTGCCGATGATGGCGTTGATCTGTGGGTTGCCGGTGCCCAGCCCAAGGTCGTACCACTGGCCAGCAACCTGGGCCGTCGTGGGCAGAGCGTTCTTATTCCAGTCGGAGCGCAGGGACTGACTCGCGCTGAAGGCGGTGATCAGTTGGTCCATGGATTGAATCGTCATGCTTATCCCCAGATGGTTTGGATCGTGCCGTGGATCGGGGCCGCGGCGAGCGTGCCCTGTGGGCAGCAGATGAGATTGAGGTAGGCGTCGTCCTCGATTATCGGGAGGTGCGCGAAGTCGGTGACGGGCACGCGTTCGGCCGGGGCGTCGTTGGTGCGCAGCGACAGGTTGTCGACGGGCTTGACAAGAACGAACGCAATCAGCCCGACGTCGGCGGTCAGGAAGGTCACGGACTGGATGCTGCGCACGCCGGTGTCGCCGGCCTGTAGCGGCATGAATGGACCGGCGCTGCGCGCGAGTGCTGCCGAAGTCGTGATGATGGTGCCGTTCACGACCTGGGTGTTGCATGCGACGAGTTGCGTGATGCGCCCGCTCACACCGGCGCTGTTCGTGTAGTTGATGAAAAACTGCGGGTTGCCAGCGCCGCTCTGTCCGGCCACCTCGACGGCCATGATCTGCACGCCGGCACCGGTGGTGCTGCGCGGCAATGTGGCGGTGTTGTCCATGAATTGCTCATCCGTGATCGACATGTCGACGAACGGGTAGAACATCAGGTAGTCGCACAGGATCATGGGCAGCGGCGCGGCGGTGGCCGTGGCCGTCATCGCCATGATCATTTTCAAGAACTTCTTCTGCCCGAGCTGCGCCACTGCGCCGCCGTGCGGGATACCGCCGTCGGTGCTCTGCTTGAGAGCGATGGCGATATTCGGGCTGGCGGCGTAGTAGTTCGGCACCGGGTTGCCTGGTGACATGCTCAGGTCGAACCAGATGCCGGCGCCGGTGGTTTGCGTGGGGGTCTTGCGCCAAGTGGCGAAGAAGGTCTGACCGTTGTTTTCGGCGTCGACCATGTCCCTGATGCTGGTCAAGCTCATTCGATGTCGCTCTCCCCGAAGACCGTGGCTTCGAGGTTGGCCAGCACCGCGGCGCTGTCGTGTCCGCAGGGGCGGTACACGCGCGAGGTGTCGACGAGCAGGAATACCGGCTCGCTGCACTCGCCACAAACGTAGCGCGACTCTTCGCCCTGCGCCGCGTGGAATTCGGAGCTCATGACTCAGTGGCCGTGAGCGCGGCTGCGGCGAACTGCGGCTGGATCAAGTTCGCCACGACCAGGCTGGCGTTCAGCGCTCCGGCGTAGAGCACAGTGCCCGCGCCGCTCGACGCGGTACCGATGGCGACGTGGGTGATCGTGGCGCCGCTCGCGCCGCACTGCGCAAACTGCGCCAGCGCTGCGTTCGTGACCGAGTTCGTGGTGACCGTCCAGCCGCCTGACGTACGCACAACGGCGATGCGCACGTAGTTGGTGTAGGCCGTCTCGTTCGTGGTCTGCGCGTTGCCGACGCCGGGGTCAGCCGTGTGCAGCGACAGATACAGGTTGGTGGCCGGGCTGCTGGCGGCGTTGTCGGCGATGTTGGCCCAGGCCGTCGCGTTGAACAGCAGCTTGAGCAGGTTGTTGCAGGTCGTGGTGCTTTTGGCCATGGTGTTGTCTCACTTCGGTCTAAGTTCGATTATCAGGCCTACCAGCCCGAAGGGAAGAAGCTATTGGCGCTGCCGCCTCCACCCCCACTGCCGGCCGGGCCTTGCGGGCCCGTGGCGCCTGTGGGGCCTTGTGGGCCCGTGGCGCCGGCCGGACCCGTTTCTCCTGGCGGCCCCTGCGGGCCGGACTCTTCGAGCAGCTCGGTCAGTACGCCGTTCTCGACGACGTACTGAATGCTCACCGCGTTACCTCTTCGGACACACGCACCGTGCCCGACATGAGCCGCCGCACGGTGGCGTCGGCCTTGACGATCTCTAGGTCGTACACGCCGGTACGAAAGTCGATGGCGGCGGTGTCTTCGAACGGCAGGCTCAACACGATCGTGCCGGCCGTACCGCCAAGCGTGATGCCGCCGTTCTCGGTGGTGAGCTCCAGCAACACGTCAGGCGACTCGACGCGCGAGCGGATCTGCATGCGCGCGGCGCAGCCCGTGAGGTCGACGATGGTCGGGGTTTCGATGGAGCCTGTCTTCCAGGTGAACTGGCGCAGGAATGTCTCGCCCTGATAGATGGTCAGCTTGACCTTAAATGCCGCCATACGCCACCGCCCTTGTCTTGTAGCGCGCCCTGCCCTGCTCGCGCTTGGCGGCCTCGCAATAGTCGTGGAACTCCAGCTCGAACGCCGCCTTCTTCGTCTTGTCGAAGGTCTCAGCGTCCTGCACGCCGTAAGCCAGCGCCTTGGTCCACATCAGCAAATGGCGGTGGTGCTGTTCGTCAATTTCGAGGTCGTCGCCGCCGTCGCAGATCGGTGTGAACGGGAGCCGGAACACGCGCAGTTCAAGGGTGACGGACTCGTTCGGGTTCGGGTAGATGCGGGCGCGGTGCGGCTCCATGCCGATCACCAGCGCCTGTATCGGCCCGGTGCGGCTGTCGAATCGCCAGCGCCGCGTGCTCATGTCTTCCCGGTTGATGATCTCGACCTCGGCGCCGGTGTCGCTGCGCGTGGCGGCAAGGAAGCGCAGGATCAATGGGTCGGTGTCGACCCAGGTCGTGTTCTCATCGACAACGATCTGCGTGATGCTCTCAGTCGAAGCGTCAGCGATGCCCTCCGTTAGACGGCAGAACATGTTCTGCGCATCGTTGAGGTACGAATAGAACAGGCTCGAACTCCACAGGTACGGTGTTTCGAGGTCGCGCATCTCGGCGCGGAACAGATCCAGCAGGTCAGATGCAGTCATGGTGGGCCCGCCTCTCCGGGAGTTGGGCGAAGCGGGCCCGTGGTGGGTTGGGTAGCGAGGTCGATGATCCCCGCACGAAGGCGCTCACCCACCGGAGAATTGCCCCCGATTCCTGGGCCGGTCAAGGCGATGTAGGCGCGCTCGCAGGCCTGGCCGGCGACGCTGGCGAGGTCGGCGAACTGAGCAAGCTCTCCCGCTCGCGCGTCAATCCGGCGGAACACGTCGGCAAGCAATACGCCGGGGTCATCGGTTGGCGGGCTTCCAGGGGCAGCGGCGGGATGGCCGGAGGCGGCACGGGCACTGGCGACAAGGGCAGCGACACGCTGCTGCAGGCGACCAGCAGCAGCATCAGCGATAGCAGCATCAGCACGAGCAGCCACGGTCTTGCGTTCAGCCTCATCGACGATCTCCTGGTGGGCCGCGGCGCGGCGTTGTTCTTCAGCGCGGTAGGTGGCGGTCTGCGCCAGCGCGGCGGCAGTGGCCTGCGCGCGGTCCAGCGCCCAGGCGTTTTTGACCTCGGCCAGCGCGGTTGTGAGGTGACGCACTTCGAAGCGCTGCGCACCAATGACGATCAGCAGCGCGGCTACGGCGGCGCCGACGGCGGGCCACAGGTAGGCCGAGCAGCGGGCAAGCAGCGCAGCGATCATGCCCACTCACCTTTCTGCATCTGGTGAGCCAAGCGCGCGACGCGCACTGGGGTCTGGTGCGCCCAGACGCTGTCGCGCATGCCGTCGGCGGCGGCGGCATAGTTGCCGCACTCGACGCAGGCCAGCGTGTTGGCGAAAGCGGCGACGCGGTGCACGCCCATCTGGAACACCATGCTCACCAGCACGGCCTGGCGCGTCGGGTCGAGCGTGCTGAACCAGGGGAAGTGAGTGCGGCAATCCTCGGTGGCCTGCCCCACATCGAGCGCGAACGCGGCGTCGATCTGGAAGTCGTTCCAGATGAGCCCCTCGTGGACCTCGGGGCCGGTGTGTCCGACGCCGATCGTCCATGGCGCGCCGCGGGTCAGGGGGTCCGGGTATGCGACGTGCTCGCGGCCCTCGTCGCGCAGCAGCATGTCCTCGACGCTGGCGGGCTTCATGGTGGCGCGCCCTCGACGTCGAGCTTCTTGTTCTTGAAATCGGCGACCTGGGCGCCGGCCTTGTCGAGCACGGCGTGGCCGAGCGCGTAACCGCCGTAGATCAGCCAGAGTTCACTGATGAAGCCCTTCTGCCACGTCACCAGGCCGAACCCGGCCGCCATCAGCCCGTGCGCCGTGGCGGCGGCGAGCTTGGTCAGGCTCATGGAGCCGTCCTTGGCGCGGATGAGGTCGAGCGGAGTCATGAGAATTTGAGGTGGCTGATGAAGTACGAGACCACGCTGCCCAGCGCGGCGGACGCACCGCCGAGCCACATCAGCGTCTTCCAGCTGCCCTTGGCCTCGTGCAGCGCCTCCAGCACCTCGTCGAGCTTGCCGCTCATGGTCACCAGCTGGACCTCAAGGTGCGCGACCTTGACTTCGAGTCGGGCGACCTGGACCGGGCTGGATGCGACGTCGTTCATGGGTGCTGCGTCCGGGATGTCGTTCAGTCGTCTTTGCCAGCGGTGAACTTGACCCAGGCGGCATCGCGTTCCTTTGCCTGCACGGTCCAACCGACTTCGCGCGACAGCACCGCGTTGTGCGGCATGCCGCCGGCGGTGAATTCCATGCGGTCAGCGCGCAGCATGATCTTCTCGAAGGCGGCGAAGATCGCCTTCTCGCGCTCGGCGAGCGCTTCCGGTGTGGCGGGCTGCGCAGGCAGCTCGTCGTCGGACAGTTCGGATTCCGGGACACCGCCGGCGGCGATGACCTCGGCATACATGGCAGGCGGCACCAGGTGCAGCTCGCCCTTCTTGAATTCGATCGAGATGCCGCAGAGCGACGAGATGGTGCGGTTGCGGTTGAGCATGAACTTCATGACGTTCTCCGGTGGTGGGCAGGGCATGGAAGAACGGGGCCGAAGCCCCGTTCTTTACGACTCAGGCGATCAGGTCGCCTGGACTTCGTTGGCTCGGCCGTCGACCGTGTAGTCGAGACGGACCCGGACCTTGCCGGCCGTGGCGTTGGCCACGGTGTAGGCGATGGTCATGCGCACGCTCTGGCCGGTGTTACAGAGCAACGGCGACGTGAGCGTGAGGGCCGTGCGAGCGACGGTCTTGATGTCGACCGCCGAAGCCAGCGCGGTCAGCGAGCCGGCGATGCCGACCGAGACCGTGGCGGCCGTCGAGCCAGCGTAAGCCGTTTCGACGATCACCGCGCCACCAGTGAGCACCGCGCCGGGAGGCAGGTTGCCGCCGTCGAAGGTGATCGTGTTGGCGACCGGGCCGGTCAACAGGACTTCGGCCGGATCGGTGGACAGCGCGACCGTCGACCCGAGGGTCTTCTTGGCGCCGTCAGCCGAATCGATGACCCAGTTGTTCCAGTTGAACACGAACTCTTGGGTCAGGCCGTATTGCGCGGTACGCGCAGCGAGAAGTTTGGACATGGTGCTCTCCTTATTGAGCGACGACGCAGGAGATCACGCCGAAATCTTCGACGCTGTTGCTCTCGTAGATCGTGCCGAACTTGGGCTTCAGGAAACCCAGAATCTTGCCGACCGAGATGCCTTGACTGTTGTCGTAGTCGAAGCCCTTCTCGTTCCACTCCGGCGCACCGATGTCGGCCATGCCGAGCGCCTGGGCACCACAGAACAGCACCTGCGAACCCTGCAGGTTCAGGCCCGAGCCGTACATGTTCGTGCCGCTGATGCCGCCCGAGACGTTCGGCACGTGACGGAACTCGTGCAGGTAGATGCCGTCGATCTTCACGCTGGAGCCGGTGAACAACTTGTCATTCTTGTCGGTCTGCAGCGAGTGGCGCAGGTTCAAGTTGTAGTCGTTGTCGGCTTTCAGCTTGGCCATCGCCTGCGGGGTCAGGAAGGCGTGGTACGTCTCCTCGCCGCCGTCGCTGGTCACACCGCGCATGTAGCGGTCCTTGGCGTAGGCCTTGAGCTGGACGAACATCTGCCAGGCTGGGAAGTCGCTCGCGGCGACCGCGCCGGTGTTGACGATCGACGACGAGGTGTTCGAACCCGAGGCCGAGTCCTTCAGCACCTTGTTGACGTTGTCCCAGCGCACCTGGCGCTTGGTCGACGGCACGCTGA